AAAAGCAAAAGCAGAACTTGCTTTGTCCTTCTTCAACCGTCTCCGGACTATTCTTGAGGAAGAAGGTATTGAGTATGATAAAACGGTTGTCGTAGAACTAATCAACAAACACTTTCCAGATTGGAGGCGTGTTCTAAATGAGTGCCAAAGGTATTCCACTGGCGGCAAGATTGATTCTGCGATTTTGGCTTCATTCTCTGACGTAAACATCAATGATCTCATTAAAAGTCTCAAAGAAAAGAACTTCACCGAAGTTCGAAAGTGGGTCGTTAATAATTTGGACAATGATTCTGGGGTACTTTTGCGTCGTATTTACGATGCTCTTGTTACATCCCTTGAAAACAATAGCGTTCCTGCTGCTGTGCTTATTATTGCTAAGTATCAGTATCAGATCGCGTTCGTCGCAGATCAAGAAATTAATCTTCTGGCGGCGCTAACAGAAGTTATGGTTGAATGTAATTTTAAGTAAAGAACTATGGAAGTAAAACTGATTCGTATGTCCTCTGGTGAGGATGTTGTTGCCGAAATTATTAAACAGGATGAGAACATTATTGGAGTCAAAAATCCAATTGTTGCCATTCCAACTGGAGCGGGTAAACTTGGATTTGCTCCTTGGTCTCCTATCGTGAGTAAAGAAATTGAAAGTCTTGATATTAATGCTAGGTTTGTAATCTATGTAAGTGACCCAGATCCTGATGTGGTTGACCAGTACAAAAACATGTTCTCCACTATTGCTACTCCACCCTCCAAAAAACTTATTGTCTGATGAAATCTCTCAAAACTCCTTTGAGGTATCCTGGAGGCAAGTCTCGTGCTTGTACTAAGATGGATCCATATTTTCCAGATCTACGAAACTACAAAGAATACCGAGAACCATTTCTTGGTGGTGGAAGTGTTGCGATTCATATTGCAAAAAAGTATCCACACCTGGATATGTGGGTGAATGATTTGTATAAACCTCTTTATAATTTTTGGTGTGTTCTTCGTGATGACTCACAAGAACTTTCAGAAAGATTGAAAGAATATAAGTCTCTTCATCCAACCCCAGAAAAGGCAAAAGATTTGTTCGATTGCATGAAAAAGTTGCTCAGACATCCAGATACTCTAGATTTATATCGTGCTATTGCTTTCTACATTCTCAACAAGTGTAGTTTCTCTGGACTGACTGAGAGTTCTTCTTTCTCTTCACAAGCAAGTGTCAGTAACTTCTCTATGAGAGGGATCGAAAAACTTCCAGAATATTCTAAGATTATTAAAGATTGGAAAATAACCAACTATTCTTATGATTATCTCCTTGATTATAAAGATAGTACTTTTCTATATCTTGATCCTCCTTACGACATCAAGGATAACCTATACGGGAAAAAAGGATCTATGCATAAAGGTTTTGATCATGACAGGTTTGCTTCTGATTGCTCTGCTTGCGATATGCCTCAGTTGGTAAGTTATAACTCTGACCAACTTGTAAAAGATCGTTTTGTTAATTGGAGTGCTACTGAGTTTGACTTGACTTACACCATGCGTTCTGTTGGGGAATACATGAGAGACCAAAAGCAACGTAAAGAACTTTTGCTATTTAATTATGGAATTGAAGGACTGGTTAAACTCTATTAATTTTACAAAAGAAGATTTATCCCAAGATATTAAAGAATATCCGCCATACATTATTAACAAATGTTTGTCTGGGCATCTTGACTGCATTCTTTTTGCCAATGAGATGAATAAAAACCACCATCTCAGCAAAGACATGCAATATCTGTTTTATCTAAATAGTCTTAGGAAAAGGAAGAGATTTTCTCCCTGGCTCCGTAAGGACAAAGTAACAGACTTAGAATGTATTAAAAAATACTATGGATATAGTAATGAAAAAGCATTACAAGCTCTGAAAATACTGAGTACAGAACAGATTAATTTCATCAAAAAAAGATTTGAAACGGGCGGAACAAAATGACTAATCAAACGATTGAACCTCAAGTAGAATGGTCTCCAGATATGATGGTAGAGGTCATTCTCAATGAACCTGATGACTTCTTGAAAGTGCGTGAGACACTGACCAGAATCGGAGTTGCTTCCAGAAAGGAAAAGAAAATCTATCAGAGTTGCCACATTCTTCATAAACAAGGTAGGTACTATCTTGTTCACTTTAAAGAACTTTTTGCTCTTGACGGAAAGCACGCAAACCTTACTGTCAATGACGTTCAGAGAAGGAATCGCATCGCACAACTTCTTGCTGATTGGGGTCTGATTAGCATTGTAGATATTGAAAAGATTCGTGATATTGCGCCTCTGAATCAAATTAAAGTTCTTGCTTATAAGGATAAGGGAGACTGGATTCTGGAAACAAAATATAACATTGGTAAGAAAGTTAAGCCTGCTGAGGCATAAATAAGACTGAGGCCTTTCGTGCGGTCTCTACAAAGTCGGAACACCCATAAGCACCTCTTGACGAGGTGCTTTTTTGTTGGTATAATTAGGTTTCCTCGAAGATAACCAGTGTCTGAAGTTCAGCAGCATGGAAATGCTTTTGAAGATCTAAAAATTAAAGAACTTGCAGGACTATCAAAAATTGAATATGATAAATTGAAACCAAATGGATATACCTCATCGTTTGACCTGGTGGAAGGTATTATAGTTCCTTTTAACGCAAGTATTAAAACGACGGGCAAAAAAACCGTAGAATGTGCTGATATTCTTAAAAGAATGTTGGAACAAGACTACAGGATGATAGTCGGATGTTATACTCAACAAGGCGGCGATAAAGTTTTTCACACTGAATATGAATTTTTCATAACACCTGATGATTATTCTAAACTTTGGGGAAGTATGACTTATGAAAATGTAAAACCATTTGTTGAATTTGTAAAGAATATACCTCACGGTAAAGAGGGACAAAAAACAACCTTAAAGGAAAGAAATTTTCTTAAAGAACAAGTTCAGTGTAAAAACTCATTGATGAAAATAAATCCAAAAGTTGATAGTAAAAATCAGAGAAGAGTTCAGTGTTCTTTTAAACTTGATGAAATGCTATCAAGTGGTGTAAAATATATAAAGAAAGATATTAACATTGTAATCAAATCTAATAGGAGAACATTTAATAAATGAGAGCATTTTGTCCCCCAAAGAATACTCCTGATAAGGATATTGTAATGACGCCAGAATATCTGGCAAAGGAAATCATAGAACATTTTAATCCATCTGGTAGAATTCTTGATCCTTGTCGTGGTACTGGTGCTTTCTATGATAACTTCAATACAGATGATAAAGATTGGTGTGAACTTGCAGAGGATAAAGACTTTCTAACATATGATCAAAAGGTAGATTGGATTATAACTAATCCACCATGGAGTAAGATGCAACAGTTTCTTGCTCATGGAATGAAGATTGCTGATAATATTGTGTATCTTACCACCATTAATCACTATACAACAAAGCGTAGAATTCGTGATATGCGTGAAGCAGGATTTGCCTTGAAAGAGATATACAATGTGCCTACACCAAAGAACCCTTGGCCTCAATTAGGATTCCAACTTGCTGCAGTTCATACTCAACGTGGTTGGGGTGGTGACATCAAGTTTAGTTATTCCCTTGACTTGACATAACAGATAACTGTGGTATAATATTATTTGTATAAATAAAACTGAGATTTGCTAAGTCAGATCTTATAATCATATAATTTTGGAGATTCCAAGATGGCTAAAAGATTGAAGTGGGGAACATTCTCCATCGATGACCTCCTCGTGAATAGCGAGGATGATATTTTTCTAGACTTTCCGTTTCTTGATCTTGTCAAGATGGAAATGAGCAACATAAACGAATTCGTGGTTGGTGATAATCGAGTTCGTGGTATTAAAGACACAGTATCCCAAAAGATTGTGGGATTGTCTGCATCAATTACTGGTGGGTGGGATCGCACCTCTTGGCCAATTCCTTTCCTTCCCAACAAATCTGATACTAAGAATAAGACTGCGTTTGATCGTCGTCATACTCTCAAAGTATGTTCGAACGTTCCTGCAATCAAGGAAGTTCCTTCTGCAGAGTATAAACGATCTTTTCCATCCTTTGGTGGAGTGTTTAATTCTTTCAGTGATCATTCTATTCTCACTATTGCAGCAATGTGGGGAAATGTGTATGGTCCTACTAAAGATGACACAAAAGATTACATGTTTGAGATTGCTTGTGCATCTATCATCAAAGAGGAACGTCCTAACCAAGAAGAAGATCTCTTGACGAGAGATTTTGTGAGAAAACTCCTCAAATACATGGGTTGCTACGACAGATATAACCATAACACTGCTGTTGTAGAGAGGATTGTAACTAGAACACTGGATTCTTTGAGAGATCCTGATAGTGTATCTGGAAGACTGTCACAAAATACCAATGAGGAGGATCTTGACAAGTTCATTGCTGAATCTGATGATTGGCAACCACACAACACTGAGAATGACAACTACAAGTTCATAGTTGTTCCTCTTCAGGACAATCCTAGTTTCTGTTTTACTTACGCTGAAAGAATTCTCACAACAGTTTGTAAGAATGAAGCAGCAGAACCTCAAGTAACTGTTACAGACTTCATTGATGCTGACAATGAGGCTTTGCCTCCAAAGATTACGAAAGTCTTGCTTTGGAACGGCACAAACAAAGATCCTCAGAAGATTGTTGCTTCTAGACAGAAATTCAAGAAGCAAATCAACACCTCATGGAAGGTACGTAGGGATAATGTTCTTTCTCCTATTGAAACCATTCTAAATCCTACTATCCTCGATGGTTATCGCAAGAAACTGTCTGATTTGAACATGGAAATTTGGTGCATGAACCAACTTGATGATGAGAATGAACCATTTGAGATGTGTTTTGAGGAAGAGGTGTAAAACCGAATAAAAATATACGGGGTTCCACACCCCGTTTTTTATGACTTGTGATATAATTAGTAGTGGACGCCGTAAGGGTCCACACAACACAAACTCGCTTTAAAAAGGAGCTACAATAATGACTAACCTCATGCGATATACTGCGTCGGATCTTCCTGCCCTGATGGATAGGATTACAAAGAACAGTATTGGTATGGATGAATACTTTGATCGTCTGTTTAACCTTCACGAAACTACATCAAACTATCCGCCATACAACCTTGTTCAGATAAGTAATGTAGAATCCCATCTCGAAATTGCTCTAGCGGGATTTAAAAAGGAGGAAGTTCATGCGTTCACAGAGTATGGAAAACTTTTTGTCGAAGGACAAAAATCAGAATCTGAATCGGACCGGACGTTTATCCACAAGGGTTTGGCTCAAAGAAGTTTTAAACGAGCATGGACCTTATCCGACGACACCGAAGTATCAAGGGTCACCTTTGAAGACGGAC